CATCATTACCATCAATATACGATGGAGACGTATGCTTAGTATTAATACCAAGCGATTCGCGTTTTACGACAAGGCGTGTCATTTCTTCTTACGCTCAGCCTCAGAATAAGCGATTGCCGCCGCTTGCTTTTTGTCTGTGACCTTCTTGCCAGAGCTAGATTTAAGCTTGCCCTTAGCAAACTCTTTCATCACATAAGCAATTTTAGTTTGCTTCTTCACGATGTCATGTCCGTACCAATACCAAGCTCAGCATCTTCACGATCAGCTAATAACATACGACGACCCGCTAACTGACGAGCGCGAGTTTTAGCTTGAAGCGCTGCACCTTCTTGTGCCATTTGTGCTTGCTGACGCTTCTCTTGTGCATCAATCTGTTGACGCTGAAGCTCAAGTTGTTTTTCCTGAGCCGAAGTATCTGGCTTACTAAATAAGCTACTCATTACATATCCTCACCTTGAAGTGATGATTGACCGCCTAATGTACGATCATAAGACATTAAGCTAGCACCTGAACCACGTCGAGCGCGAAACGCTGCTTGACGTTCACGAGCTGATTGTGTTTCAGCTTTAGTTGCTCTTACTGGCTCTGGCGCAGCAGGAGCAGGAGTCGGAGCTGGAGCTGGCTTACTGCCGCCACCTGTTACCGCTTTAACTACACCACCCATTGTTAATCCTCTCTAACAATACTCATCATAAAGAAGTCAGAACCATCGGGGCCAAATCGCCTCATTACACCATCATCTGAAAAGCCTAAGCACTTTGCCCACTTATACGCTCTGACATCATCGCATCTTACTGTAATTTGCATTCTATTCAAGCTATCTTCGGCAAATTTCTCAGAAATAAACACTTTAGCGACTTTTGTCATCGAAATGCCGTAACGTCTAACAACTTCATCAACTAAGAACCAAGCTTCTTCTAAACCGTTCCATATCTTAGCCGAACCAAAGATACCTAACGTTTTACCGTTCTGAATAACTGATATAGCTATACCAGCTTGTGCCTGACTTAGTATGTGACTTTTAAATGCCTCAGGATCATGCCCTTTAACGTCAGGTTGCTCTGTTGTGAAGTTTGTCAAGTGTTCCTTTATGAAAGGCACGATCACCACATTCGGTGGCAACTTGCAAACAAGGTTTAAATGGATCGGATTCATTTGAATACATCAAAATCAGAAGTTGTTACTGTCTGCGCAACAAATGTTTTGTTTAACGCCGCAGAACCTTTACGGGTCATATTGCGGTATTCGCCGCCACCCACTAACAAATAGCCAAAAGCATCACCAACGTGTGAGTGTTCATTCTTGTTTGGCGTGTCTTTAAACCGTTCTTGGCCCGCGCCAACCGCGATCCGTTTGAAATGATAGCCGCCAGACAGCGATTTTCGCAGCATTTTGCAGCTTTTATGAACAATTAGACCAGGTTTACCCATTACCATGCGGTTCATTGGTGCCGCCGATGCCTCACGACGCGCCTTAAAATCGTTGGTTGCCGTCGGTTGCGCCCGCAATCCCAGCGTCCGAAGGTACTCGAACGCCGTTGTTTCGTAGATTGCATCGCGCTGCTGACCCGCAGGGTCGCCCCAGACCAATACTTCGAAGTTTGGAAAGCGTGTTTGCAGCTCGGCAAGCAGCTCATTACCGAAACGCTCCAAGCCCATATCAAAAGTAACGATCTCATGGAACACCCGCCACTGCCCTGAGCTGTGCCGTTGCCCAAATACCGCCGCTGGCGTCAAACCGAAGTCCAATCCGACCTGAATCGGCAGGTTAGGATCAGGTACGATCTCTTCAGACGACATCAATAGGTCATCATATTCGGGCCAGACGGGCTTGCCTTCTTGTACATAGGTGTACTTGCCCTCGGCATAGCAGCGAATCCAATCAAGATTCTTGCCCGCTAGCTGCTGAAGGTAATAACCAGGTGGTAGATTCTTGAGATTCTCCCCTTTAGGGTTGAGCTTCCACCATTTGCTCGCCGCAAAAATGTGGTCATTTGCCTCAGGGTCTTCCGGCAAGTCCTCATGCTTGACTTCAGTAATGCCACCAGGCTGATGAAAGAACTTCCACGCGAATTTTCCCGTTATAGGTTCCTTCTCTGCCAGCCTAAACCACCAGTGATCGTCGTCCATCGGGTTGGTATCCATCCAAATACCGTGCCACGTCGCGCCACCCTCACGTTTAGACGGATAACGTCCAACACGGTGAGTCAAACCGTCAATAACCGCCTTGGGCAATTCACGGGCCTCGTTGACCCAAGCCCCCGTTAACTCAAGTGATAACAGTTTTCTGACATCTTTTGGCTGGTCTAATGCCATAAAGATGACTTCACAGTCCACACCGGCAGCCTCGCCACGCGGCGGCAGCTTAATATGGTGGGTAATCGGCGGTGTCCACTTTAACGGGCCAAAGGTTGACTCAGGAAAGATGTCCGTCCACGTCTTAATCGTCGTGGTTTTCAGCTCAGGATAGCTGTTACGCACAATAACAAAGCGGCTATAACGTATCCCGTCATTGGGGCTAGGTTTTTGCTGCAACGCAATGCGCATAACCCGTAAACACGACACATAGGACTTGCCCGAACCTACCGGCCCCATGATTCCCGTTACAAAGGAGTCATCCTGAAGGAACTTATACGCAACGGGACTAGTTGTTAGATCAACATCAACGCCTGGAAAACCATCACTCATCGACCACCACCTCTGCTTCTTGCTCGATTTCTACCGGAGCCTTGACGTTAAAGCCAATAACAGAGGGTTTATCCATGTTCTGTTCGACTTCCATTAACCCAGCGGCCTTAGCCAGGGTACGCAAGGTCTGTACCTTGTCGTGTAGCTCTACGGATGTACTAATAGACCCGTCCTTATTTACGGTACTGGTCACTTTCTTTATCGCCCGATGCGCGTATTCAGGGATTTCATCACTCCCCTTTAAACGTACATTGCCATGAGCATCCCATTCCATAATGTCACGCACAGACGTGGTCGCCATACACAACATTTCTGTTGCGATCGCTTCCTTATTCTGCTTGATGGTACTGCTTTTGCTCAGCTCACGAACACGAGGCTTTGATCCACCATACCCATTAAGGGATGGTAATACTTTCTTTTTTGTCATAATCCACCTTTAGTCATTGACGCTGAGTGTAGCAGTGGTACAATAATTTTAAAAGGCAATTCCTGTAAGGCCACCGAAGGATGCAAAGATTCCAAGATACCCCAGTGGCCCTTTCAGTCTGGGATAAACGTTACACGACGATAATTCTTACAGGAAACCCTTAATGGAATGCCAAGCCGAACAGAGTCCGCTCCTGACGTAGGCTGAAGCATTAGTCGAGCATTAGCTCCCTAACCATTAATCGGTCAGACCAACCCATTTCAATGGGCAATCCCGAATAGACGGGGGTTAGCCTATTGCATCCATAACATCCCAAACAAGACATCCTCTCCTCTCTCTCTTACTTTGCTCTGCTAATCCGCAAATCAAGGATTTCTCAGAAAATTTTGCGTGAGGGGGATGACGTAGAGGCGTCGGGGGCGGGGGGGAAGGGGTCGCTTTCTGAGAATCGGAGCAAGGCGCGAGGATTTGCAGGGGGGCTACTTAAGCTACCGAAGAAGACCCCCGCCACTTTTTTAAAGCTTTCGAGTGAATAGCGGTGGCTTAATTGATCCCAAAAGGGTTTTTCGTAGGGAAGATCAGTACCAAAGCGATTGAGCATATGAGAGCGATAGCATTGATACAAGCTAGCAGGTTTAGCTAACACCTCATTTGTTGATTCATCCGCACTCAACAATCTAACTCTTTCTTCTTTAATGGCTTTCTCTTCGGCTTGCTGGTGGCGTATATCTTCGGCAAGCATTCCCTCTTCTTCATCATTCGGCGGGTTATTTGGATCATAAACAATCGCCCTGGGCTTAGCGTGTTTTCCAACGGTGTAGCTGTTATTGACTGTTTTTAGATAGCCGCGCTCAGTTAGATATTTAATATGCGCCGCCATTGTTGAACGTGATATGCCCATATCTTCTGCAAGCCGCTCGACTCCTGCCCATTCAGTACCTCTGCTGTTTGCATAGCTGCAAATGGTCATGAGCGCCCGCATTCTCTGAATGGTTAGCTTCTTATCCTTTATCGCTCTAAAGGGTACGACTACGAATAAGCGTTGATCTTCTGTAATGGGTTTAAAGTCTTGCGGTTTCTTTGGGTCAAGCATAAAAAAGCCTCCGATTAAGGAGGCTATGAGTTTATAAGAAGATTGCAGCTCCCGCCATAAACCAAAAGACGAAAAGCCCCGCCGCAATGGCGGCGTCTATAATGTGCTGAATCATTGCAAAAGCGCCTCTAAACTAAATAGCGCAATCCAACAACCAATAAAGGTGATTCCCGTAAATGCTTCCCTAATCATGAGTGAAACGCTCCATCCTCAGTGAAGTAATACCCATTCGCCTCGCATAAATCCTCTAGGCCTTCATCTGAATAGATATACTCGCCTTCATCATGGAGAAACGACAAAGCATTTTCAATATCACCTTCTTTTAATGCTTGGATAACGTAAAAATCATAAATAAGACCCGTTAAAGGAAAATCATCGGCTTTTAATGCGTTTAATTTGTTGACGTCATAATCAGTCATGACGATAAATTCGCCACGATCAGGAAAAAGACTGACTTGATAATCTAAGTCGCCGTCAATGGCTTGCTCTAGCATCTTTAATGATTCGGTAAAATCATCAAACGCGAATTCTCCGAGGTTATGCCAATTATTGCGAATCCATTCAAACACCGCCTCTTTATTGGGGTGTTGGTCAATGGTGTAAGCCTTAATTGTTTCTTGCTTGATCATGCTTCCGACTCCTCTTTGAATAGCTCATAGTCTTCTGCGATATGCTCCGCTATCTCATACCAATTAACCTTTTCGAAAAAGAAGTAAACAAGACTGCTTGCTAAGCTTTGAAAAGCAGAATGTGGCGCTCTTTCGTCAGGTAAATCGTTAAACACGAATTCTTCTACAGTTTCACGGATATAATCCGCTAGATCATCCACATTAAAACAGCCTGAATCAGCATAAAACTCATTATCTACAAACTCCAAAGCAGTGCGCCAAGTTTCGTAGTTTGTCCAACCGTTGTATTTTTCCATCTTAAAAGCCCCCCTTGAAGTACTCTTTGAAATCATCCCATGAGTAATAAACGCCGCCGCTGAAATTACTTCCATCAGGCGAATAAAAATAAATGGTAATTGCGTTTTCCTGATGTGCATCGGCTAGGTCATAAAAATAAGCCGTTGCATCATCGCTGACTGTGATCATCATATAAGGCGATTTATCAGACAATCCGCCTAGTAAATGCTTACCCCATGCGGTGCAGCCGCCGCCGGTTTGCCAATGCTCGAAGCCTTGCAGCTCCATTAGCTCGCGAAGCTCTTCGTTTAGCTCTTTAAGGGCTTTTTCGTTTTCGTCTTCGTCTTCTTCGAATGGGTGAGATTCGTTTTCCATTGCGTATGTATCTTCCCAAACTTCGATGAAGACTTTTAACGCTTGAAGAATGTTTTCGTTTTCCATTTGCTTATGCTCCTGTTAAGTCATGTTTAAGCGCTTTTAATTGTAGTTATTTTTTAATCCCCGTCAAGACTTTCTGCAAACTTTTCTCTTATTAAACAAG